AGACCGCGGGAATTAGCGCATTCGTTACCGGAAAGCCCCTTGCGAGGGGCTTCAGCATTGACGTGAGAACCGCGGTCACCCGCAGTTTGATACACTGACAAACAGCATCGTCGTGATGACGTAGCAAAAGGACAGATATGAAACGCGAAACCCCTGTCGAACCTGATGATGATTCGGGCGTCGAGCAACTTTTCGTTTCTCGGAAACAAGCCGCAAAGATTCTAGGCGTCAGCGTGCGCCTACTCGAGGACCTGGCGCATCGCCGCATCGGGCCACCCGTTTACGACATTGCGGGGTCACTGCGCTATGACCGTGTCGAGTTGGTCGAATGGGCGCGGTCGAAAGTTCGCCGCGCAGCCTGAAATCCTGCCGCTATCCATCGCCTGCACTGCACGAACGCAGACAAGCGCCGACTAATGGCTATTCTCGGCGCGTCTTGCGCACGTGCTCGTCTATGATGCCGTGAAGGTTGTGCAGCGCGATCTTCAGGTGATCCTCTAGCGCCCGATAGTTGTCCCAAATTCTGTCAACGATCTCTTTCGCAGACGCCGAGTGATCGGACTCCATGAGCTGTTCATGCATCAACTGAACTGAAGGCCTTGCGTAACCTGCTGCAGCAATTGCAGACAGGAGCTCATCGCCGGCTGCCCCAAGCAAGTGGATCCGAGTCACATTACCGGTTAGGACGTCTGGCACGTCAAACAGGTGAGATCTGTAGAAGGCATCAACGATTGCGACCATCCTCGTATCTCCGCCGTCGCGAACGGAATCCTCAAACGCCTGCATATCATTGAGCCAGTCTTCGACCGCCGCTCGAATCGTTAGTGCCAATGCGCGAGCGCGCAGCCGGTTCTCTTCCTTACGGTCGTTAGCAGCGTCATCACGCTGTCGATTCGCAATCCGCAAGGCGTACCAAACTGCAGCACTCGTACCAATTGCCTGTCCAATGGAGCCAATCGCCTGAAGCCAGTCCGTGAGTGCGCTCATTGATTCCGCCTCCGCAACACCATCCTGCGCAAATCCTGCCATATGCTGCGACCGCCGTCAGCGCAAGCAACCACATGGCGCCACATTGTTCCACAGAAAGTATAAAAGTGATTGAAGTATAGAAACAGCAACCTAAGATCACGACATGGAACTCAAGCCTGCAACTGTACTTATCCCAGCGAACGCGCATCGCGCGCTTCGGATATACGCACTCGACAACGGCACGTCGCTCTCGCGAATGATCCTTGACGCGCTCGATTCGAAGTTTCCCTCCCTGCGTGTCCTCGAAAACCAACCTCGCGCTTACAACTCAGTGCCGCAGATCGGAGCGGCGAAGTGATTGCCGCCCTTGACCTCATCGCCTCGCGATATTGGTTGATCGTGCCCGACGCGCTCGAGCGCATGCTCGCGATCGCAGCGCGTGATTTCGATCATGAGGCGCTTGTCACGCGCGCCGGCGTCCCGCTGGGCAATACGCGCACCGTGAGCAAACGTCCGAACGGCACCGCGGTCATTCCGATTACTGGGCCGATCTTCCGCCGTGCGAACCTGTTAACATCGATCAGCGGCGCCACCTCCACGGAAGTTCTCGCGACCGACTTCCAAGCGGCGATGGACGATCCTGCCGTCAAGTCGATCGTGCTCGAGATCGATAGCCCTGGTGGTGAGGCGAATGGGATCAACGAGCTCGCGCAGCTGATCTACGACAGCCGCGGGAAGAAGCCGATTACCGCCTACATCGGCGGAACAGGCGCATCGGCAGCGTACTGGCTTGCGAGTGCTGCGGATTCGATAGTCGCGGATCCAACCGCGATCGTGGGAAGCATTGGCGTCGTCAGCGAAGTCGTCGATAGCACTCAGCGTGACGCGAAGAACGGAGTCCGCACGTTCCAAATCGTGAGTTCGAACGCACCGAACAAACGCCCCGATCCGGCCACTGATGCTGGCCGCGCCCAGTATCAGGCTGTGGTCGACGATCTTGAGAAGACGTTTCTCGCCAGCGTCGCACGCAATCGCGGGACGGCCGCGTCGAAGGTGGTCTCTGATTTCGGCGCCGGCGGCGTCAAGGTTGGCGCAGCGGCACTAAAGGCCGGGATGATCGACAGGCTCGGCTCGCTCGAACAGACGATTGCGCAATCCGGCTCGCAGATCGTGAACACCAGGACGGCGACGATATCGAACAGCAGCTCCGTCCAATTGCCCGCGGTACACGTCACTTCGTCGCCGGCCGAACAGGCCGAAGTGTTGAGGATCTGCCGAGCCGCGAAGGCCAGCGAGAACTGGGGACGCACCGTTGCTAAGTATGGCGGCAAATTGACGGCTGAGCCTCCTGACGATTCATGGGCCAGCATTGTGAAGAAGCATTCACCGCGAGCCTGAAGATGTTTACCCCGACCGTCGAGATGACGGCCATTCCCAACCAGACGGAGGTTCACCATGACGCACCAAGAACGCATCGCATCGCTTCGCACATCGATTGCCGCTGACGAGCAAGCCATCGCTGAGCTTCGCATCAAACGCACGGCGTTGCTCGCGACCGACGACGACAGCGCGATCGGCAAGATCGATACCGAAATCGAACGCCTGCAACGCCGCATCGGGCTGTCTCAGGAGCGCGTCGCAGCCACTGAGCAGGCCGAGCGAGACGCCGCACAGCAGGCACACGAACAACACCTGGACGCACTGGCAGCCAAAGCTGAGAAGGCACGCGGCATCGGCACGACGCTGCTACAGGACTATGCCAAGCATGCAGGTGCACTCGCTGCTGTCCTGTCCAAGCTGTCGGCAGTCGAGAACCTGATCGACGACGCCAACCGCACTCTTGCCAAGGAAGGTCGAACCACTGTCGCGCCTGTGAACGCCGAGCGTTGCCGAGCTGCACGTACCGAGGCGCGGACAACCCGTCGCATGGTCGGCATCGGCGAGGACTGCCATCCGCTGAAGAACATTGCGGTCACCGATGAGTGGGGTATCACACGCAATCGACTTACCGGCGAGCTGATGGAGCTCTTCAGCGAGGAGGAAGTAGCCCAGCACGTAATGATTCCCGGCATCTTCGCCGAGCCGTTGCCCGAGAAGGTGCGACTGCCGTCATCGGTACTCGGGAGCGCAGACGTATGGCCGCAGTCGGTCGACCACATCCGTGTGCTGCAAGCGCTCGGACTCGCCGAGACAACCGAGCCCGGCGCGATCAAACGAATGATCGAGCGCGTCATCGGCTAACTGTCGAAGCGTGACCGTCCAGCCGGCGGTGACGGCAATAACTCCGCGCAGGCGCGGCAGTGCGGACACCTCCGAACACCAAGTTCCGGCTGTGACGCGCCAATGACTTAACGGGTCCTGGGACCGATGCAGCGGGACTGGCGGGCATTTAAAGCCGCAATTCTCTTGAATACACGACGCCAAAAAATCGTAAAGGGTATGAATCATGGCAATTGTCAGCGCAGCGGAATTCGCTGAATTCATAGGCAAATCAGCTGCTTGGATATCGAAGCAGATCACGGCCGGCATGCCGGTTGCCGCGTATGGCGAAAACGGCCTTGCGCATGAGATCGACTCGGTCGCCGCATGCGCGTGGCTGCTGGATGTGGGCAATGCGCAGGCTCGGTTGAAGCATGCCCAGGCGCAAAAAGCCGAGTTCGAAAACGAGGTGCGCCGCGGAGAGCTCATCCCGATCGAGTTGCACGGTGAACTGCTCCGCAAGGTGGCCGGCGAGGTTGTCGGCCAAATGTCCGGCTTTCCCGGGCGAGTCGCCGGGAAGATCGCAAGCATCAAGGATCCCGCGCTCGTGCGCGCGAAGCTGATCGATGAATGCAACGAAGTGCGCAATGCAGTCGCCAACTTATTCGGCGAAATCGCCGACACACTCGGTGAGATGGTAGAGACAGCCACAGCGCCGACAGAGGTTAGCGACTGACCAATCCAGAAATACCGCATCGCCGTGACGGCGACGCATCCCAACAGATGGAGTGCCCGAATGGCAAAGGCAAATTTCAAGATCGAGAATCTCGACGCACTTGGCCGTGCGCGCGATCGGGTCGCGGCACTGCGCGATGGCGGCAACAAGGTCGTCACGCGGGCGATCGGTACGCTCAAGCGCAAGCTGCCGACATGGATGAAGCGCGATATCGCCCAGGAGTTCGCACTCAAGCAAGGAAAAATCAGCGCGCGCCTGCGGGTCAAAGCTGATGCCAATAGCGTCACGCTGACTGCGCTCGGCCGTAACCAGACTCTCGGCAACTTCCCGATCCGGCAGACTGCCACTGGCGTGCGGGCGGAAGTCCGAAATGGGCGCCCTGTCGAAATCCCACATGCCTTTATGCGCGTGCCGGCCGGCATTGTCAGCACAAGCGGTCCGCAGGCGTTCATCCGCGATGCCGCGATGCGGGCGATCCCAGCCGACGTCTATGACATCGCGCTCGTGGCCAAAGACAAGCACGGCTACCCCATCCGCCTGCTTGGCGGGCCATCGGTCGCCATGATGATGACCGAAGGCGATCGCGAGGACCGCGCCATCGCATATGCCCAGGATCTCTTCGCACAAGAAATCGATCGCGTGACGGAGGCCACCAATGGCCGCTAATTCACGCGATGAGGTTTTGAAATTCGTCCTCGAGACGCAGGGACAAGAGGGGCTCGACGCGCTTACCAAGGGCCTCGCCGACGCCGGCAAGCAAGGTGGCGAGTCCGGTGCCGAACTGACAAAGCTCGCCAACGATCTCGCCGCGCTGCTCGATCGCGCGAAGCAGGTCGAAGCGCTGCAAGCGCTGCAGGACAGGCTCGCCGGCATCGATACCAAGCTTGCCGAAGCGCGCGCGCAGCTCGCGAAATTCAACGCCGAAAACGACACATCGAGCGCTGAATTCCTGACCGCGAGCAAAGCTGTCGCGGCACTCACTGATCAGCATGACCGCCTCGCCGTGCGCGTGTCCTCAGCCGCTGCGGTGCTCAACGCCGCCGGTATCGACACGACCAATCTCAGCAAGGCGCACGAGGAGCTAGGCGCGAAGGCCACGGCCACTGCCGGGCACCTCGCTACCGCGGCCGCAGCGGCCGAACGCGGCGGCATCAGCTTCGCCACGCTCAAGGAACACGTGCTCGGAGTAGGCGAATACCTCAAGTCAGGCGGTGAACGCGCGCTCGAGTTCGGCAAGCATCTGCTCGAAGTCTCCGGCATCGCCGGCGTCGTCGCTGGCGCATTTGCCACGATCAAGGGATTCCGCTTCTTCGAAGCCGGCATCGAGGATGCGCAAGCGCTTGGCGGCGCACTCAAGAAGCTCTCTGCGATCAGTGGCGCCACTGGCGAAGACCTGAATCATTTGAAGGAAATCGCCGAGGAAGCCGCGCGCGCGACGAGCACCAGCACCGTCGAATCAGTACAAGCGCTGACGCAGCTCACCAAATCCTTTGGCGATGTGCGCAAGGCGGCCGAGGTCCTGCCGACTGCCCTGCAGTTTGCCAAGGCCGCGGGCATCGAACTGAGCCAGTCGGTCGACATCGTCACGACGACGATGAAGGCATTCAACGTCAGTGCCGACCAAGCCAGCCATATCACGGACACCCTGGCGACCGTCTCACGCAAGACCGGCGCAGACCTGGGCGCGCTGTCCGATTCGTTCGGCAAGCTCGCGCCGTACGCGTCGCAGGCACACATCAGTTTCGACGAAACCGCAGCTGCACTTGGTGCGCTAACTCAGCGTGGCCTTTCCGCAGAACAATCCTCCCGTGCCCTCATCGCCA